GCGTGAGCGCGAGGCGATTGACAACTTGGAACGTCGTCGTCGTGATCTCATGAAGAATGGGAAAGCCAAATCAGAAGAAGAAATCGCGGAGATTGAGAAGATCATGCTCGAAAAAGGCATTACTTCTCATGAAGCGGCTGCGGATTATTGGACTTGGATGCGTCAGGCTGCAACGCCGACGCCTCAAACCTCCTTCAACCGGAATGTCATGGACGATAGCGCCCGTGGCACTCTGAAGAAGTTTTGGGCCAATCCCGCTGGCGCTGCGCGAGACGAAGCTGCCAAGGCTCTGACCGAATTGCGGAAAAATCCGCGTCCGATTGGGTTTTGACTGTAACGGGGACGATAAGGCGCAAATTTAACCAAACATGAGGTGCTAACATGCCTATTGGTGGCGGTATTGTTCCCGCATCAGGCACTAACCAGTATACCGAACTAACGTACGTCACACGCCGTGCGTTTATCCCCAAGATGGTCGTCCAGATTTATAACTCGACGCCTCTTCTTGCGGCTCTCATTGCCAATAGCCAGACGGCTACGGGCGGTGTGTCGTCCGTCACCGTTCCGGTGCAGGGCGCTCAGTTCGTCAATGCTCAGTGGTCTGATTACTCCGGTTCGTTCGCTCAGCCTGCCGTCCAGCAGGGTGCGTACAACGCTGAATTCAACCTTAAACTGATGATCGCTCCCGTGCCGTTCCTCGGCATGGAAGGTGCAGTCCAGCAGGACCACGCAATCATCCCGCTCATCGAAGCTCGTATGAACGACGCGACGAACGTGATGATGGACGCGATGGCTACTGCCCTCTACACCAACACCACGAACACACAGCAGTTCACGGGTCTCCCGGCTGCGGTTGACGATGGTACGGGTACTGCAACCTACGGCAACATCAACCGCTCGACCTACACTTGGTGGAAGTCGAAGCAGTATGCTGCTGGCTCGGTCAACCCGACCCGTCAGAACGTCCTCCAGTACATCTCCGGCACTGTGAAGAACGGCGCTGAAGTTCCGACATTCGGTGTCTGCGGCTTCGGTACTTGGACGCTGCTGGCTCAAGATTACGTCGGTCAGGAACAGTATGTCATCACGCCGGGTCACGGCTTCGATGGCGATGCCAATGGCCCTCAATCGGCGTTCCGCGCCCTGATGGTTGCTGGCGTTCCGGTCTATCCTGATCCGTACTGCCCAGAAGGTACTCTGTACCTCCTCAACACCAACTACCTCTCGCTCTACATCCATGAGCAGGGCCAGTTCGTGTTCACGGGCTTTGAAAGCACTCTGCCTAATTGGCAGATTGGCTATGTCGGCGCGGTCATCAACATTGCTGAGCTTGTTTCCACGAAGCCAAAGTCGATGACTAAGGTGACTGGCTACAACTCGCTCTCGCTCTAAGGAGATCGTCACATGGCTGGTGGTTTTTCAAAAATTGTTCTTGCTAACGTCGCAACAAGCACTCCGGGTGGTACTTTCCAAGCCCAAACGGTTGCTAACGTCGGCGCTGGCAACTCGACTGCAATGCTGAACTCGCAGTACATCCCGGCTGGTGTTTACATCTACCCGGCAACTGCCAACGTCACCATTGAAATCAACGCCTACACAGGCAGCGCAAATAGCTGGACCACTTGGTACGCAGCTAACACCGCTGGCTGGCTGGAAAGCGACGGCTACAATGTTCGCGCCAACGCGACAACCGGAACACAGACGGTTACGCTGTATGGTGTGAACGGTGGTCAGGCTGCTACTGGCACTTACAACTCCTAAGGGGCAAACATGGCAAATCCAAACCAAGTTGGCTCTGAGTATCAGGACGGTTTTGGTTACAAGCGTCTCGCTTCGATCAAAGCTCCGTTCTCTCTCGGAACTACAGCTAACGCGGTTGTGGCTCTGCCTATTTTGTCCGGTGGCACAGGTGGTACGACGGAATACATCATCCGTCGTATTACCGTTGCTAACCTGTCGAATAGCGCAGGCGGGGCTGTCCCCAACGCTGCAACGGCAAACGTCACGGTTGGCACTACCAATGATGGTGCTAACCTTGTCGCAAACCTGACGACACTGACAAATCTGACCAACGGCACTTCGTTTGTCGATCTGACGCTCAACACGGACACCAATAAGGTTTCCTACACAGCAAGCACGCTGTTCGTGAACGTCACGGCAAATGTCGCTAATTGTCAGGCTTTCATCAGCGTCTACGGCGACATAGTAACCTTCTAATGTCTACTGTTTGGGTCACAAACAAAGGCAATGAAAAAACCATCGGCGGGTGGGACGGAAAGAAATACGAATTTCTTCCCCGAAAGCCCGTCGAAGTTCCTGTTGCGCTTGCACAGCATTACTTTGGTTTGGGTCTGACAGATAAGACGGAAGCGCTCATACGCCTTGGCTGGATCAAAACAGCCAACGATTTGCCCGGTGCTTTGGATAAGCTCAACATGTTTGAGATTACCGATACCCGGCCTCAAGGCTACCGCGAAACGTCCCCAACGGTAGACCGGACCCTTCCTCCTGTTCCAAGACAGGGGGAGGGGAAAGGGACGCGGGCTGCATGATGTGGATAACCGATGACCACGCTACAGGATTACATCACGCAGACCAGACGGCTTCTTCATGATGCCAATGCGAATTTCTATACCGATCAAGACCTGACCGCCTACATCAACACGGCGCGTAATCAGCTAGTTCGTGACACCGGATGTAAGCGCGAGCTTCAGACTTCTGCCACGGTGACTAACCAAGAAGTCTATGACTATGCGTCTTTGCCCAACGGCTCGAAGACGCTCGACATTATCAACATCAATCTTTACTGGGGCAATTCTCGCTGGCCGCTGAACTATTTGCCTTGGTCTCAGTTCAACGCCCAGTTGCGTTACTGGCAGAACTATTACAACCGTCCTATTGCCTTCTCGAATTACGGGCCGCAGAAGTTCTATCTCGGGCCGTCGCCGGATCAGGTCTACACGATTGAGATCGACACGGTTGTGCAGCCGGATGACCTCGTTTTGCTCGCTGATCCAGAAGTGGACATTGTTCAGCCGTTCCAACAGCCTGTTCCGTTCTTTGCCGCTCATCTGGCTAAGTATTTTGAACAGAGCTATGGCGAGAGCGAAATCTTCAAGGGCGAGTACCAGAAGCTCGTTCAGAACGTCCTCTCGACGCAGTTCACGCGCAGGATACCTAACGCTTACGCCTCGGGGTACTAATGGCTCAGTCCCCAGAACAAAAGAAAAGCTATCAAGTTGTTAAGGCGTTCAAGGCTCTGAACACCAAGGCAAACCGCACGGCTATTGCTGATGAGGAATTTGCTTGGATTGAGAACATTCAGCCGATTGGCTACGGCAACCTCAAAGTCGTTCCTGCCCAACAAGTCGTGGCAAATGTCACTTGGGGCAACACCGTCACGCACTTTGACAGCGTAAACATCAACAACCTTGACTATGTGATGGCGTTTCAAGCCGACGGTAGGGCTCAAGCTTATCGCGTAGACACGGGAAATGTTGTCACTATTGCGGCTGCTGGCACGTTTTCTAATGCTGGTGTTGTTACAAAACAGTGGAAAAACGAGCGCGCCACCATTATTGACCCTGCAAAGGGCTATTACACATGGGATGGCGCTAATCTCATTACTGTGGGCTGCATTACCAATATCGGGATCACAAACCCCGGCGCTGGTTATACACAACCTCCGCTTGTGACCATTTCGGCTCCGAACCAAACTAATGGCACCCAAGCAACGGCTATTGCGTTCATCTCGAACGCGGCTGGCACTATCACAAACATTACAATCAACAATGCAGGCACAGGGTACACGGCTTTTCCGACCTTGACGATTGCCCCGCCTACCTCTTCAACGGGTACTCAGGCTCAAGCTGTGGTCACGACACTGGCAAGCGGTGGCATTGCAGGCGTTCAGATCACCAATCCGGGCCTTGGCTACACGACTGCGCCTGCAATCACCATCACAGGTGGCGGTGGCTCTAGTGCTAACCTGACCACAGTGCTTGGTTCCGGCCTTGTAAGCGGCATCAGCGTGACAAACGCTGGTTCTGGCTACACATCGACCCCGACTGTCACGATTACTGGTGGCGGCGGCGCTAATGCGACTGCTGTGGCTGGCTATTTGTCGTTTGCTACAGGAACCGTGGGCGTCACCATCACGAATGGTGGCACGGGCTACACATCTACACCCAACGTGGCGATTTCTGGCGGTAGTGGCTCGAACGCCAATGCGGTTGCCATTATTGCTGGCGGTTCCGTCGTCGGTGTGGTTGTGGATAACCCCGGCACTGGCTATACGAGCAACCCGACGGTCACAATCACGGGCGGTGGCGGTAACGGCGCGACGGCTACGGCTGCTGCGACGACACAGCCCAACAATGGTCTAGAGACGTTCCAAGGTCGCGTTTGGATCAGTCAGGGACGAACTGTTTTCTACACGGCTGCTGGTCAATATAACGATTTTTCCAGCATCTCGGCTGGCAATCTGACGCTGACTGACGACACTTTGCATAGCAATATCAATGCTTTGCTAAGTGCCAACAACTTTCTGTACATTTTTGGTGATGACAGCATCAACGTCTTTTCTGACGTTCGCGTTGGTACAAATGGCGTCACAACTTTCACCAACACCAACGTGTCTGCCTCGGTTGGCTCTCGTCGCTCCGGTGCAATCTTCCCGTATTTTCGTTCAGTCCTGTTTTTGAACGATTACGGTGTGTATGCTCTGGTTGGTGCAACGACGACCAAGATTTCTGATGCTTTGGATGGCGTTTTTCCGTTGATTGACTTTAGCCAGCCTATTACGGGCGGTCAGGTCTTGGTCAACAACATCCTCTGCGCGGCGTTCAACTTCTATTATAATGACCCCGTGCAAGGCACCCGCCCGATCCAAGCGGTCTTTTTTGACAAGAAATGGTTCATCACAAGCCAAGGAACGTACAAATACGTCACTTCGGTCCCGTATCTGGGTATTATCTATCTTTACGGAACAAACGGTACTAATCTGGTCCGTTCCTACGCCAATACGACGGCTAATGTGTCCACGACTTTGCTGACGGCTCTTTGGCCCATGCAGGACACTATCCGCACGAAGCAAGCGCTCAAGTTTGGCATTGAGGCAACTCTGACACAGGGTGGTATACTTAATGTCACGGTAGACAGCGAAACAAACGCAAGCCCAACATACACATTGACCAATGTGAGCTTGGGATGGACAAACTACCTTGGGGCCACAATCCCTTGGAAGAACAACAGCAATGTTACGATTGGCTGGCTAACCTCAAGCGGCTACGCCCTTTATAAGTCCGACGCACAGCAATATGGCAAATATCTTGGACTTACAGTAACATCCAATTCACCCGGAATGATCTACAACACGTTCGAGATGGAACACGAACTGAGAACGAGGTTCTAATATGGCTCTCCCGATTAGCGTCACATACACCTTTGCGACGGCGACGAGCGCCATTCCGCTCTCGCAGCTCGACGCAAACTTTACAACTGTCGTCAACGGCATCAATGGTATCGGCAACGGCACTAACAGCTTGTCCAACGTGTCCATCACGGGCGGCAATCTCGTTGTTACGACGGCTAACGCCACAACGGTCAACGCAACCACTGTCAACGACGGCATTGGCAACGTGCGTGACATTCCTCAAAACGCTCAAACTGGCGCTTATGTCCTTCAAGCTTCGGATGACGGCAAGCACATCAGCATCACAACGGGCGGCGTGACCGTACCTAATGCCGTGTTTTCGACAGGCCAGACAGTTTCGATTTACAATAACTCGGCAAGCAACCAGACCATTACACAGGCGACCAGCGTCACGCTTCGTCAGGCTGGAACAGCAAACACTGGCAACCGCACCTTGGCGCAGTATGGTCTTGCAAC